AAGGCGTCGTCGCTGGCATTCGCGCAGCGATCAGCATTGTGAAGAACGAAGTTGGCATAGGGAGCTAATCATGCGAGGAATCCTCCTAGCCGGCGGCCTCGGCACTCGCCTCGGCGAGCTAACCGCGAACGGCCGCAACAAGCACACGCTGGACGTAGGCGGCAAGCCGATGCTGGCACACCCGCTGAAGGTGCTGCTCGACAACGGCTGCGAGCACATAACCGTCGTGTCGAGTGCGGACGGCCTAGACCAAATCCGCAGCGTGATATGGTCCGCGACGGATGACCTTATCCGCGAAAACATCGCCAACAACGGCAAGCTGATTTACTTCAGTTTCGCAGAGCAAAGGACGCCCGGCGGCATCGCCGACGCTCTGAAGTGTGCGGAGATCCCCGGCAACGTCGATCCGGTGCTGGTGATTCTGGGTGACAACGTGTTTGTGCCGAGCCCGATACTTAAAGATGGCGAGCGGAACGAGCGTGGGGCTCGATGCTTCCTCTACGAAGCGAAAGACTTGTCTGGATTTGGCGTGCCGGAGTTCGCTTGGTCGATCGACTATGCTGGCCGCAAGACTCGGTTATCGAGGATAGCACGAGTAGTTGAGAAGCCAGTCACTCCGCCATCGGAGTTCGCCGTGTGCGGCCTGTACCTGTTCGGTGGTGGCGTATGGTCCGCCTTGAAGTCGCTGACGCCTGGGCCACGTGGCGAGCTGGAGATAACTGACTTGCTTGATATGTACGCAATGGCGAACATGCTGAACTGGTCGCTGGTGCGAGGCTTCTGGGGCGATGCGGGGACGCCGGAGGGGATGGCGGAGTGTGCGGGGGCGGTGAAATCTTGAGATATGCAACGCTATGCTCTGGAATCGAAGGCTTCGGCCTCGGATTCGACCGTGCCGGTATGGAATGCGTTTTCCAGTGCGAAGCCAACAAGCAAGCCCTGAGCGTGTTGAGGCGGCACTATCCCAAAGTGCCGAAAACAGAGGACGTGAACGATGACCGCACTGAGTCAGAGCTTGTTCGACTTCGGCCCGACGTTATCGCCTTCGGATCACCCTGCCAAGATTTGTCAGTCGCAGGCAAGCGTGGTGGCCTTGCTGGAAAGCGATCAGGTCTTTTCTTCCGATGCGTGGAGCTGTGTTTTGCGTGCGAAGCCGAGCGGGTTGTCTGGGAGAACGTCCCTGGTGTTTTCAGCAGCGCAAAAGGACAGGACTTTGCCAGCGTCCTTGAAGCGTTTACAGGATTCCGCCCTACGGTCCCGAAAGAAGGCTGGTGCGATACCGGCGTCTGTGTCGGCCCGCTCTATTCCGTCACTTGGGCTGTGCTGGACTCGCAATGGTTCGGACTTGCGCAGCGGCGCAGTCGCGTGTTCCTTGTCGCAGATTTTGGAAAAAGGGGCCGTCCCTACGAAGTATTATCTCTCGGCGAAAGCCTGCCGTGGAATCTTGCGCCGAGCCGAGAAGCGGGGGAAATCGCTCCCCAATCGATTGCACCGAGCCTTAGCGCAAGTGGCAGAGGAACATCACGGTCCGGAGAATCAAGAGGCCAAGACTGTGTGATACCGATGGGCGAAGAACACACACACACACAGCAACCGACATGCCACACGAACGACGTGGCGAAGGCACTCACGACCGGAGGTTACTTTGACGGGGAGACGGAGACGTTCATCGCGGACGATTACATTGCTGGAGCGAAACAAGGAGTGCGAAGATTATTGCCCGTCGAATGCGAGCGCCTACAGGGATTTCCAGACGGCTGGACCGAGCCGCTTTCCGATAGTGCCAGGTACAGAGTCCTCGGAAACGCCGTAAGCGTACCCGTGGCGATGTGGATTGGCAAACGTATTATGGCGGTGAATTAAGATGCCTGACCACCTCCCCATACACGAAGAACTTCACCGCCTGATCTTGCGTAAGCGGTGGATACGCTGGTCGCAGCGAAACTACAAGTTTGGCGATTACATGCTTTACGCGGGCGGCAAGATCGGCGGCCGGCACGTGATGTTATCCATGCGTCTGACGATGGCGAAGCCTACTTACGAACAGCGGAAATCTGAGGAGAAAGTGGAATGCGAATTTTAGTGACGGGTCACGTCGGATTTATCGGCAGCCATTTCGTCAAGCATGTTTTGAGCGTTGACGACAAGGCCCAGATCATCGGCTTTAGCCGTTGCAGCGATCAAGGGAATCTTGCTCGCCTGCCGTTTTTTCATTCGGAGCGATTGACAACGGTCTACGGCGACTTGACTGACCCGCAATCCGTATCGGGGATATGCGAAGGCATCGACGTGGTGGTAAACTTCGCCGCCAAGACGTTCGTGGACCACAGCTTGAAGGACGCCGGCCCGTTCATCCAGAGCAACATCATCGGTGCCGACAACCTGATGACGGACGCTACTCGGTACGGAGTCAAGCGGTTCGTGCAAGTGAGCACGGATGAGGTGTACGGCCAGATCCTGACTGGAGCGTACAAGGAAGACGCCTTGCTCAACCCCCGCAACCCCTACGCATGGTCGAAAGCGTGTGCCGACCTCGACGCGATCCAGCGGCATCGTACCTACGGCTTCCCGGTCATCATCACGCGGACGGAGAACAACTTCGGCCCATGGCAGCATCGCCAGAAAGTCTTGCCGACGTTCGTACGTACGGCGTTGGCCGGCGAGCCGCTGCCGGTGTACGGGGACGGGCTGCACGTGCGTTGCTGGTTGCACGTGGAGGAGCACTGTCGGGCGATATGGCACTTGATTCAAATGCCCACCGAAATGCCGAAAGGAAATAAAAATTGGTCCGAGGATAATATTCCTTGGATGAGTCCTGACAATCTTTTTGGGCAAGTCTTCCACGTCGCCGGCGAGCAAGAGCTGACTAACATCGACCTGGCCAAGCTGGTTCTCAAGACGCTCGGCAAGCCCGAGACGCAGATCCGCTACGTGCCTGACCACAACATCCGGCCGGGCCATGATCGGCGGTACGCTCTGGATTGCAGCAAGCTGCGAGCGACGGGGTTCGAGATCAAGCAGAATCTTGAGGAGCGGTTGGCGGAGGTGATTCTTTGGTATGCCAAAAATCCGGAGTGGACGCGATGAAGAATGATTCGCTTATTGCGGTGCTGGAGTTTTTGTTACAGGCCTGCCGCGAAGACAGAATTGTCCGTTTCGACATCAATCAAAATGTACTGAGCGAGAAGACAAGAAGAATTGCAATCTCAGCGGAGTTTAGTAACGAAACCGAGTTTTCCGGCCTGAGTAGTTTGGTCAAAGCCGCCTGCGCCATTGAAAATAAAAACGTGACGCGATGATGAATGATGCGTTGATCGCGATGCTGGAGGATTTGTGTCGAGCCGCGCGAGAAAATCGGATTGTCATGATACACCATGACCGACAAAGCGATGGAACAGGGACAATAATTCACGCAATCAGATTAACAGTAAAACCAGAAACCGAGTTTTCTGGCCTGAGCAGTTTGGTCAAAGAAGCGTGTGCCATAGACTTGCAGGAGCGGTTGAAGATCGCGGCGCAAGCAGCAGATCCAAAATGACTCCAATCCACATACTCCTGCGACTCTACCCAGGCTACGGCCTCGGGGATGCCGTCCAGATGACGAGCGTTCTCCGCCATTTGGCGAAACACCGCCCCCATTGGATCAACGACTACCAAGCCGACGCTGGCCGCCATTCCGCTGCCATCGGCCTGGTGAGGAACGCCTTCACGTATGCGGACCCGCTGCCGTGCTCGAATTACGATAGAGAAATCGACATCGTTTTGTACGACCGTTTTTGCGGCTGGCCAGATCGCCCGAACAGCCGCGTGACGAGCTGCTTGCACGAGCGGTTCGGAATCGAGTGGGATCGGGAGTGCTCTTCATACCAAGTAAATATCACGCCGGATGCGAAGCTGGCGGCATTGGAGTTTTTCGGCAGGCTCGATATTAACATCCTGTTGGATGAACGAACGAGGCCGCAAGGTAAAGTACCGGTTGTGGGCATTCACTACCAGGGAGATTCCGCGAAAGACCGCAAGGATTTGACGCACGATCAAGCCGCGGAGATATGCCGGCACGTCTTGGCACTCGGCCGCATCCCGCTCCTGCTCGACTGGCGGAACACGAGCCCGCTGCCAGACCAGCAAACGATACACACGACAGGAAGGCTGGCCACGTCGTCAGTATGGGGCGGCGATGCCCAAATGAACTGCGCGATCATCTCTCAGTGCGAAGCCTTCATCGGCATCGACAGCGGACCGGGCAAGTGCGCGTCGGCAACTAGCACTCCATCGCTGATCTGTTGGACGAAACAACATCCCGCTCTTTATCACGATCCATGCCCGCACACGACGCATCTGGTGCCGCACGATCATCGGGAGAATGAATTGCTCAAGGGGAATACGGCGGTAGCGGAGTTCTTTGAGCGGGAGTATAGATGGCGGAACTACGTCGGAGAAAAAGACTTGGTTTGTGAAGTGAAGAATTGGCTTACGGGGATTTTGAAATGACCCTACCCATCGACACCCTGATCGAACGTTCGCGAGCGAAGCGGCTCAAGATAGCCGTGGTCGGCGATACGATGACGGACGTGTACGTCCACGGGCAGCTCGGCGAGTGCCAGGAGGACTGCTACAAGTTCGTGGAGGAATCGCGCATGAGCGTTCCGGGCGGGGCAGCGAATGCAGTCCAAAGTCTGTTGCATTGGAACGTACTTCTTGCCGAGTTAGTGCAGCGAGGCACGTTGCCAGTAAAAACGCGATACGTTGTCAACGGTAAGTTCATGTGGCGACACGATCTTGAGCAAAACGACGCCTGTTTCGAAGCCGACCGCGAAGCAGCGATGTTTTACCTGAGAGAAAGTCCCGTCGATGCAATTCTTATTTCGGATTACGACAAAGGCTTCCTGACTCCCGACTTCATCCAAGAAATCATCAAGCTGGCGAACGATCGCGGCGTGCCGGTAGTGGCGGATGCGAAGCGGCCACCAGAAACGTATGCTGGCGCACTCCTGAAGGTAAACAAAGATTATTGCAGCCGATTGATTACTGGAACTTACGTCAAAAGAATGATCGTTACCAGAGGTGCAGAATCGCCGATCATGTTCGGGGATCGAAAAGAAGGGCTGTATGTCAGATTGAAGGAAAAAAATCCAGTACCGTGTGTCAACCACGTCGGTGCCGGCGATTGCTTCGCCGCTCATTTAACGCTGGCTCTGGCTCACAGCCTCTCGCTCGAAGATGCCGCTGCGATAGCTCACTCCGCAGGAAGATGCTACGTGCAACATCCCCACAATAGACCGCCGACGATTGAAGAGATTCGGGCGGATATGATTGGAGATGCATGATGGTTTACCTGAAGGCACCGTTCCCATGGTTCGGCGGTAAGTCCGCCGTTGCCGACATCGTCTGGAGTCGATTCGGCGACGTGCCAAACTACACGGAACCGTTTTTTGGGAGCGGCGCGGTGTTACTCGGAAGACCGCATTCGCCGCATATCGAAACGGTCAACGACATCGACGGTTACGTTGCTAATTTCTGGAGAGCGGTGAAAGCGGATCCAGAGAAAGTGGCGTTCTACGCCGATGCGCCGGTGAACGAAAACGACATGCACGCAAAGCATGTTTGGCTGGTCAACCGCAAAGAAGGATTCGCGGCACAGCTCGACGCCGATCCTGAATTCTTCGATGCCAAAGTCGCCGGCTGGTGGGTGTGGGGCATATGCTGCTGGATTGGCTCCGGCTGGTGCAGCGGCAACGGACCGTGGCAGGTCGCAGAAATGCCAGACGGGACGCGCCAGCTTGTCCACCTGGGCAATGCGGGGATGGGCGTGAACCGCCAGCTTGTCCACCTGGGCAATGCGGGGATGGGCGTGAACCGCCAGCTTGTCCACCTGGGCGATGCGGGGAGGGGCGAACCGCAAGCGTGTGAAAATATTGGCATCCTCGAATGGATGCAGGCGTTAGCGAATCGCCTCAAGCATGTGCGCGTATGCTGCGGCGACTGGACGAGAGTGTGCGGTGGGAAATCTGGCGACTCTCTCAAGTTGTTTTTTGCTGGCGGCAATCTGTGTGGCGTATTTCTCGATCCTCCTTACGCGGATACGGCAGAGCGAACGAGCAACCTGTACTCGCACGATGATGAAAGTGTAGCGCACGCCGTCCGTGAGTGGGCCATAGCGCATGGCGACGATCCGAGAATAAGAATAGCTTTGTGCGGCTATGAAGGCGAGCACACCATGCCGGATTCGTGGGAGTGCGTGCCTTGGAAAGCAAGAGGCGGGTACTCATCGCAAGGCATGAAGAACGGAGAGAATTGCAAAAAAGAGCGAATATGGTTCAGCCCGCATTGCCTAAACGAAGTGAATACGCCGCTGTTCGCTATGATTGAATAGCCTTACTCCATCCCCGACCCTAGCCCGCACCAAGCCGCCGGCGAAACGCCGCTGAGTGCGGGATGGATCGATCCTATCCCCGAAAGAATCCGGTATCCCTCTTGCAATGTAACCGCGATGCCGGTGAACGTTCCTGACACGATTTGCCCTGAGAGAAACGAATTCTGCCATGTGCCAGCATTCGCCGGGGACACCAAGAGGAAAGCCGCGTTCGCGAATTCTTTGGCGAACGACGTATTTCCAGACGTGCCGGCGTCAGGAGCAGTCAGCAGGCCGTTGGCGGTAGTCGTGGCTCCGCCGTCCTCAACTCCATAGGGCAGGGAAGTCACGTTCGTTACGTAAGTCAGAAATCCAGCAACGCCGCTAGCCAGTTCAAGAACCACGTCGGCAGTTGTGATGCCAACAGGCCCGTAGAACGTGCGGACTCGCCCCGAGATCGAAGCCGTGGCTGGCAAGTCGGCGGTGATGCCCTGAATGAGCGCAACGCCGTTGTAATAGGCATTCAGAGGATTGAGTGCATCCGTGCCGAGCGTAGCCACGGTTACTTGCACGATGCCGGTCTGCACGCTGATATTCTTGATCGTGCGGCCGCTGACTAGGCCGATAGAGGCATCCGTGCCAAGCGGAATGCGCAAAATCGATGATAAACCGGAAGACGACGATACCGACAGCAAGCTGGATAGCGACGACGAGAATGATCCCGTGACGCAACACGTCGGCACGTAAAGCGGCAACCCCAGATAGCTGCCCACAAGCCGGCAATCGTAGATCGCCGGCGAAAGCGAGACGCCGTTGGGCTCCCAGCAGTAAGCCGGCTCGCGGTCGCGCAAGACGAGGTTGCCGGCATATTGCTGGGTGAGACAAGGATACACATTGCGGCCGACGGACGGAGCACTGACGCGGACGAGCTGGGGCAAGTCGGGATAGTCGGGGAGCGGCGGGAGTAGGAGCGGAGCGTTGAGGTTTTGCATCAGTCGAACTCCGCGAGGCTTATTTTCAAAGCCTTACATATTTTACGAGCTGTCTCAAGGCTCGGCTTGCGAGTGCCTGCCTCTAGGTGATGAAGCATCGCACGCGAGAGGCCGGCCTTCGTCGCGAGGTTATCGACGGAGAGGCCGGCGGATTCGCGGATCGTGCGGAGACGTTTTTGCATGGTCATTGTGTTTTCGCCCATTGGTCGAAATCGGCCGCACGTTTTTCAATGTGCGTCGTGTCGCATGAAACGAGCGTGCGCCGACGTGCGCGACTGTTGGTTATCCAAGACAATCTGCGGCATTTGCCGCAGCGGTCGTAACCTGCAAGATGCGACATACTCAGTGCGAAGCCAAACGCCAAACGCGCGTCTGGTTCTGTTGGTGGAACCGCCGTTATGAGCGGCGACCATTCATGCACGCATTTTTTTACCCTAGCGATGGTCATTTAGCTCCTCCTCGTCGCCATGACGCACGTAGGGTCCGTTCGGGCCAGATGTTCGTACCAATCCACGGTCGGCAAGTTCGGCATTCGTCATCGTCAACAATACCGCTTGTGATAATTGCGGCACGCGACGTTTTGGAGATTTTGGCTTAGCGGACTTAGCCTTCAGCACGTCTTCGTAAACCGCCCGCCGAGATTGCCATTCGGACCTGGCGCTGTCGAATTGCTTTTGCAGTTTTTCAACGTGCCCTCTAGCTTCGGAGATTTTTACTGCGCTGGCGTCCATGTCCGCGCCTAATTCGGCGTCCAGCGATGTTCGCTGAACAAGTTCATCAAGGCGTTTTTTAGCAACGTCGTATTGATTATGGGCAGGGCGGACGTGCGCGTCGTACCACTCATTGCCTTCCTTCGCTGAGGCAAATATGGCTGGTGAGGATGGATCAACCGATGCTTTTTCTTGCGGAGTTTCGGCGACGCTTGGCTTTACGTCTCCAAACACCTGATGATCTTTGGGATAAAATTTGTTGTTGGCCTTCTTTTTGTCTTCCTCTGTACGAATCCAGCCAAGCTCTTTCATTTTCACCCTTAAGGATTGCCAATAAGATGACGAAACCCCGTTTATTTCGACGCTACCATCATCGTTAGATTTTATTTTCGCCTCTGGGAATCCTTCAATTTTATCCATTTTCTCTCCCGTTTTCTGCCCAGAGGTCTCTTTTGCCTCTGTGTCTACAATTGTAGACTTATCGGCATTATTGTCAACAGGAGTAGACTGTTTTTCGGAAGATTTTTCGGATTTATTTTTCGCTGGAGGTCCGCCTGGATGGACTTTCCCGTTTTCGACCCAGACGTGGTTGCCTTCGTCCGTCGTGACCCAGCGGCCTTTTTGATCGTCATCCGTAGAAAGGCAAGCCGAAACGAAACGGTCGATCATCCCGCCGAGCGGTGAATATGAAAACGTAATTGCTTTATTTTCGCGTAGCGAATCGATAAATTGATCGACAATATCCATCAATACACCCCCGGCCACACGTCACCAAGATCCCCGCGGATAATCTGCGTTCTCCATCCTTCTCTGCCGTTAGCGTAGTCCTGCCGCCAGCAAACGCCGTCGACCTGGCTTCCCGCATAGAACGGTAACGCCCCCGCATACCGTTTATTCATGGCGCCCGACGTTCTCGAATAGATGAGGTCGAAATACTGGCTCACCCGTTCCGCCGCGATCAACCCAGCCGTGACAACATCCGCAGCGAGCGGCTGATTGTTCACATCATATCTTACAGCGAAATCGTCCCAGATAAAGCCCGTCCCCGGTGCCCCGGTGAAAGCCGCCGGCGCCGGAACGCTCACCGAATAAACGGAAGCCGTCGCCCATTGATTCGAGTCTTTCCGGACGGTTTCTTCCGTGCCATATTGCTGATTGACTCGCCTGAAATAAACGATGACGGTTCCCGGCACGCGGGCCGCCCCGATATCGAGCGGTTCGAGATCATCTTGCAGGTTGGTCGCGTATCGCGTCGTCATCCCGTCGAACACCGCGTCGGTGCCGCCCATCGACACGATCGAGTAGGCCGGGGATAGCGTCAGGTTGCACGCCACGCCCATGCCGATATGTTCGAGCATCGCGGACAGAGCTTGCCACGCCGGAACGCCGGGCAGGTTCCAGTTGGTCGGCGTTGAGAGCGGAGCCGATGGCAGGCCGGGGAACGCTCCCAGGATTGGCATCTGAGCCCAGACATCGCCGATCATGCCGCTCCATGTCCACGGCGAGCCGCCGAAACCACCGTTGAGGCTGGTATCGTAATAGAGGCCCGGATACGCCGGAGCTAGTACGTTGTAATACGAATTAGTCGGCAAAGCGAACCACTCGTTAGCGAGGACGCCTCGGGCGTCGGTCAGCTCGACCAGGTAGAGTGCCTTCGGATCGCCGGACAGCCCCGTAGTGACACAGCGGGCGGTGACGATGGACAATCCGCCGAAAGTGATCGGCTGCTGCCCCCTGGATTGAATGGTGAGCTGATAGGCGGTGCCGTAGCCGCGCACGAGGTCGTAATCGGCTCGGGACAAGAGGATCCAGCCGCGAGCCGGCATGTTGCCGGCCGGAACGTAGAGGCTGTTGGCACGAGCGAGTTCGGGCACGACCGGCCGGCCGAAGCGGTCGCGGTAGCGAGCGGCGTCGATGGGGTCGCAGAGTTGGACCTTCCGACCGGTGGAAGCGGGGAGGCCGAATGTTTGGGGCATTGCTTCATACCTCCCGCATCATCCAGAGAGCGATGGCGATATCCGTCTCTTTGTTTCGCTTCAGGACGGCAAGCGTTTTGTCTTCGATGATTTTTTCAGTCTTATCGGGTAGCGGCTTCTCTTTGCGATTTTCCTTGATGACGCCGGCGAGAACCACGCCGTAGCCGCCCCCGCCGCCTGTGCCGGGATTTATCGGCGTCGGTGGAACGGGCGGAGTCGGTATGAACTGCGTGAGCGTCGCCGGCTGGCCGGTGATGGTGAACGAGCCCGGATCGCAAGCGAGCGAGTATGCAGTGCCCTGGCCGCTGAAGGCTAACGTTGCCGCGTTGCCCGTAAGCGAGAAAGATCCCGATGCGCAAGCCAGTTGCCGAGCCGCCAGTAGTGAGGCGGTCGAGCCGGTGATCGAGAATGAGCCGGACGCTAATGCGATTTGCCTAGTTGCCAGCACCGAAGCGGTTAAGCCTGTTATCGCGAACGAGCCGGACGCTGATGCGATCTGCCTGGTCGCCAGCAGCGAAGCGGTCGAACCAGTTATCGCGAACGATCCTGCTGCGCAAGGCAGCAAGCGAGTAGCGAGAGCGGATGCGGCGTTGCCGGTGATGCTGAAAGAACCGGCGGCGCAAGGCAGCTTGCGTGCGGCCAGAGCGGAGATCGTCGAGCCGGTGATCGCGAAGGAACCGGCGGCGCAAGCCAACTTTCTCTGGGCGGTAAGCGTTGCGGCTTGCCCCGTTATCGCGAAGCTGCCGGATGCGGCCGCCAATGTATATTCAAAGGCGATGCCAGCAAACAAATTGAGAGATGGCAGATGCGGCTTGATCGGAAATGAACGCCCTGACCTAGCCATGTTCTACCTGCGTGTAATGGGTGTCTTCCGCTCTCAAGAAAAACCACCGCAACTGATCGCTCAAAATTCCCGTCAAGTAAACACCGTAGATGTTGGCAAGAACCTGATCCATTCGTAGATCGTGTTCGCTCGGCAATGGCATATCGGCTGTGTGCGTGTGAACGGTTCCAATCGCTTCCCTAAGACCGTCTATATGCACGCTTCTACCTAATCTATCCCGGCCAGATTCTACGATGTCTGAAATGCAAAAAAAATCTCCCTGTACCGTTCCGACTACAACCCACGCCGACTCTAAGCCATCCATCGCGGGGCGAAGATTGATCGGAAACGGGCAGACAATTCTCATGTTTCGATGATAATCCAGACGTACATATTGACCGTCGTCCCAAACGTAACGCGGCATCGCAGATAGTTTTGCGGCACCAATTCAAACTCGCGACCCAGTGGGAACTGATAAACATATGGCCCGGTCGGCGGCAGCATGACAAGATCGGCGGCGCGATAGGCCGCTGCGGTTCCTTCCGTGACAGATGTTGTCGCGAATCCAGACGTAGCCGTAGAAAGGTTGAACGGAACGCCAGTAGCCCCAGCCGTGTTCGCTGTGCCATTGGAGGGATAGTATGGCTGGAAATCACCAGCCGCGAACGCGGTAGTCATGGTGGCAGCAGCCGTGTTCTCAAATAGCTCTACCTGCCCTGGCGTTGCGGCGGCAGACCCGTCAAAGGAGCACCCCCAGGCGATGATCCGAGCATTGACGCTGAGAGCCGTCCTGACCTGGATCATGGTGCGAATAGCGGTGCCGGTCGGTTGCTTAACAGGTGCTGCGGTGGTCGTTGCCGTGGAATTGAAAACCATGTAGGCCGGCGCTTGCCTTCGCAACGTCACCCGCTGAATGATCCGCGTGATATCTGCGTTGCTCTTGTGATCCTCCCAATGTTGGGAAAGATTCCAGCGTTCAAGATCGTGCGGACTGTATGCTCGCACGTTCTTCCACTCGCGACGTTTTGCGAGAGCGTCATTGTGGGCTTGCAGGATGGCGCGAGGATGCCAGTCGGGTACTTGCATTTCTCGACCGATGATGTCCTTGACAGTTACGAGTGACATTATTTCTCCTTACCAGCTAGATGCACGGATAATGGGCGGACGCTGTGCGACAATTGGTCCAGTTGGATAGGGCAGGTAAATGTTCGTGTTAGGGTCTGTCGCGCCCCTGCTCGTGCCTGTGAGTGTGCCATTGTTGCCATTGCCGCTAACGTCTGGTTCTGGCGACACCAATCCAAACAGAGGTAAATACGCCTGCAAATTGGAAGTGTTGACTTTGTTTGGTATCCAGCCACTTGCTAAATCAACTATCTGATTCACGCTAAAGGCCGCACTCCACAATGCGAAGTGTGCTATCTGCCCATTGAAATATTCTGCCGATCCGAACAACTCTCCTATATATAACGATGCCAGCGATGTGCAATCGGGCGTACCGCTAAAACTAAGCGATCCATCCTGGACACCGTTCACGTAGAGCAGAAGCGTCGTCCCGTCATACGTTCCGGCTATGTGATACCACACTCCGGTAGACAGTGTTGTTGCTCCCTCGACTCCGTGAAAAGTGCTCGCGCCAGTAGAAAATAACACTCGCGCCTGAGATACGGTATTGACTCCGAGGTTGTAATCTCGTTTGCCAAGCGGCTCGCCATAGCAGCAGATGGAGCGATAAGTGCCGCCGCCAAGTACAGCGCCATTTATCCATGTCGAAACAGTCCAGGTCGTTTGCCGCAACGAAACTCCGTTGCCGCAATTGATTGCGTCTGAACTGCCGTTGAATGATCTCGACACCGATCACCACCCCTTAAACAAACGCATTCCACACCGTAGAAACGGCGTTGGCAATGTGAGCGTCCGTAACCGCCGCCTGTCCATTGACTCCACCAGCCCCAAAGTCCGTCAAGATTGTTGCATCGGTGCATACCGCTGGAGCCATCATCGACGCGGCCCATGACAGATTCTTGATTGCGTTACCGGCGAACTGCGCACGCTGAACGTGTAGATTGGCGTTGACGCCCATCGTCGTATGAGCAACTGAGGCGTTTGGGCTTGCCCCGCCCGTCAAAGCGTTCGCGGTGATAGTCATCAACCGCTGCGGCATGTTGCCAAGAACTCCAGCCCATGTAACTGCAATCGGTGTGCCTGGAAATGGGCCTCCAGAGCAGAACACGTCGTTGTTGCCGATTTGGGCCAGAGCCGCAATAATCGCTTGTACGTCACCAGCAACGGCATTGAACGGGATGATAGCGATTGGCGTTCCCGAGAACACTAAAGCAAACGAACCGCTGCCGGTTGCAGCTGCCGATAGGGTCAAAGCCGTAGCCGAGGTGATCGCGGCAATCGTTGTGCCTGCTGGGATGTTGGGGCCAGCGACAGCCATACCGACGAACATACCCACGGTCGAGGTTAAAGCCGTTACAGCGGTTGTCGTGGCCAGCGTGCCGGTCTGGTTGATGACAACCGACCCAGGAAGCGTGCCTAACGATATCGTGCCGCCCGTTGGCGTGCCCGTCACAGTGATCGTCTGCACATCGTTGGCGACTTCGTTGATGATTGCTATAGCTGAAGTTGCAATCTGCTCTTGCAATCTTGCGAGAAACGATCCTTGACTGGCCAGCAACGCACTGTCTGATAATGCCATGTTATTCCCCGGTTAGAGTTCCGTCCCAAATACGCCCATATCCCCAGGCTCCGCCACGATGATGAAGTGCCGCAATCCGGCTTCATCGATCCAAAACGTTCCCTTGCGTTTTACTGCCGATTCCACTTCGACCGCCGAAACGTAAGAGGAACCGCTGCGCGATGCAGCGATGGCGAACTCCTCTTCGGCGACCACTTCGCCGGGCAGTTCGTTCTCGATACGCACCCACTGGATCAGGATGCGCACTCCATCAGCTACGAAGATCGGGGTGATTTTAGCTCGGATCATGATATTCCTACGCGATGGTTAAGATCGCCGCTCCCGTGTGTGTTACCGTGAACGTCTCACCAATCTGAAGCGTGATCTGCGAGCCGTAGTCCCACCAGCCTATCGGCGTCCGCGTCGTCGCCGCTCCCGCCGTGGTATCGTAGGCCAAGACGTAGCGAAGCGGCCCGATAGTGCCACCGCTTGCCGTCCATACCGATGGATCGCCTCCCGTATTGAGTGTGCCGGTGCCGCCGCTCAGGGTGAACGTCGGACCGCCCAGAGCGTTGCCGCCAGCCGTATAGCCGTTGCCGTTGGCAACTTCGGCGGCTCCTGATCCGGTCATCGTGTGAGCGCTGGTGTTAAACGCCGTGTCCGTAGCGAGCGGAGGCGTAGCTCCATCGAGTAAAGCATCCTTGATGCCGTCCGTGTTGAGGTTGAGTTGCCCGGCTGCCCCGGCACCGGATAGGGCTTTCAGGAATTGATTTATTTTGTTGAACGCAACCATGATTTATTGCTCCTTGATCGTCGATGTTGTCCCATCGGAGTGCGTGATTTCGAGCGTCTTTTTTTCGACCTTCTCTTTGACCGGCTTCGCTGTCTCGAGGTTCTTTATCTCGCGGAGCAAATCCCTGATCTGTTCATTCTGCGTCGTCACCGTTGCGAGTAACGCTTGCACCATATCGCGGAGCGATGCTGTCGAGGCGTCCGCCGTGCTGAACATCGCCGATGCCTTGTTGTTGTGATCAACCATCGACACGGTGAAAGCCGACAGGATCTCTTGCACGCCACGAAGATCGGTATTGACGATAGCAGGCGGAGCGATGACGTATCTGGGCTCTGCACTCGCTTTGACCTGAGCCTCCCGAACCATGTCGGAGGCGGCCTGAAACAGGATATCTTGTTCGCGGCTCATTGAAAGCCTCCGTTCGGTTTGCTATCCATCTTATTCGCCGATGGAACGGCGGCTTCGAGCTTTTGGCGAAAAATCCTGTAAAGTTCGTCATCTGTCTGTTTGGCAAGATCCAACGTTGATAGGCTCGCTGCTCCGCTCATCGCACCTTGGAGTTTCTTGCGGGCTTCCGCGTAGAGTTCGGCGTCGGTTTTTTCGGGTTCTTTGGGCGGTTGCTCGATATCGGTCAGACTTTGTCCGATGCCGCCGAAGCCAGACTTACCCGTATCGTATGTATGTTTCAACTCGCGAACATGGCTTTCGAGCTTCATGAGGATCGCTCGCTTGTTTCTGTTCGTGGGCGCCCATTTCATATGAGCGACGATCTCTCTTAGCTGGTCGATGTTCAATCCCCGCAACTTATCGAAAAACTCGTCCAGGTCCGCATGGGTCAATGACGAATCGCTCCCCGCTCGCTCGTGGATTTTCTCGAACGCCTGAACATGACCGCCATCGGCGGTGAACTTTCCTTGCGCGTCGTGCTCATGGCCCGCAGCATCGAGGACGCCGAATGAAATCGGCACCGAAAGATTAACCGACAATTCCTTGTCGGCATCTTCAACAAACTCGGCTTTTATTCGCCACTTGCCGGTTTCGTCTTTTTTCGCCTCGGTGACTTTAAACTTGGATCCTCTGGGAAAAAGCCATTCCGCTTCACCGGTGATATCTAATGCATCGATATATGCGCCGGGAGTTCCCTTTTTTCCGTCGATCTCAAGTACGGCATTGGTTGCATCTTTGTGTCTGGAGAATTCTTCGGATATCTTTTTCGCTATGGTCCCCGACATATACGACTTGTCAACAAAAACTCCGCCCGTTTTCGCCAATTCAATAAGGCTCTCGGCAAATTCTCCGCGAACCCCGCGATATATTTTTATGGGCTCGGACAATCCGCCCTTAGCGAGAGCAGCATCAAGTCCGCTGATGACCTGCGGCGTCTTGCCGCTAGTTTTTTCAGGGGCTACCTCCCGCCTTAATTCTCCGTTAATTGTCTCATAACCGCCGCCCGAATAGGCTTCAACGGCCCACTTCTCTTCTTTGGTCAAGCCTGACGCCCATGAAGAGAAGTTGTCTTTCCCCCACTTGTGAGCGTCTTTGACTTTTTCAAAGGTCAATAAATTCTGTTCGCCAACATCGCCGATCTTGCCGCCCGCTTCGCCGATGCCGGTAAATTGGCCGCCGCCTTCGCCTTTGCCCTTATGTTCGTGGCCCGCATCGTCGAGGACGCCGAACAGCATCGACTCGGCGGAGAACTGAATGGATAGCGGCATCCCCGACAAACTTCGCTGAAAGCCCGGCGGCGGCCGGAAGCTCGGCATCGGCACGAACGCCCTATCGGTCGGTTCGACTCCCGTCTCAATCCACGTGATCGCTTCCTGGATGCCAGCGCGAGCGGCTTGACGGACGGACATGGCGGTCCATCCGCAGCGGCAATTATAGTCCCACGGACTGCGGAATAAGATGAACACCGGATCGTCGATGCGGTAGATGTTCGTGCCCTGGATGCCCATCGTCGCCAGAGCAAGATGATTGTGCCGAGCACGATCATCGTCGATCGGGTCGATGGAAGCGTAAGGGAACCCGCTCCGCACGAACGGATGAGAAAGCACCGTCATCTGCCCATCGCTGAACGCCGTCTGGATGTTGGTCCGATAGACGTTCTCGAGATGAGCATCCGACATGAACGTGCCTTCATCGACAGCCGCCAGCACTCGCTCCCGAAACGTTTGCACGTCAACGCCATCCTTGACGGTCTCGGCCATCACATTGCGGATCTTGGTCTGCGTGTCCATCGATTCGACCTGAGCGACCGTGAACGCTTTCTGGCGAGCGGCGGAATCAAGCAAGTCGAATTGCTCGCGGGTCATCACGTTTTTCTCGGCCAGCTCGCGGGCCGCTTCGTCGATGATCGGATAGTGGATTCGTTCGGGTTCACCGGATACCGCTTGCGGCACGAAGCCCTGCAACGGCGGCTCGCCGCCTTGCTGCTGAGCCATGATGCCTTGACGAGCGAACGTCTGCTGATCGGCGGGGAGTTTGTAGATTGCCTCTTCGCGCGTTGCTGTGTCCATCAAACGCAAGCGTTCTAATAGTTCCAGTGCGTGCGAGGGTTCCAAGGTTGCAGGCGGATTGGCTGCGTTCGGGAAATTCGGGATGATCGGAATATTCTTGGCAACGTCGCGAGCGCCTTCAAGCAAGCTGGCGAGTTGCGTCGTGGTGAGCAAGTCGGCCAGTTGCACGCGATATTTGGCGATGAACTTGAGGAGCGATTGCGACAGTTCGTAGGGGTCCGAGGTGCGCAGCGACTTCTCCAGGTCTTTGCGTGCGGACGCGGTGAGCTTTTTGGAGATTGCTATGGTGCGATTCAAAATTCCTTGTGCCCGGCGGTTTTCGATGTCATGGGCGAAGAAGGCCGAAGCAGACGGCTTGCGATAATAATAAATCAAGTTGTTCGCACTGGGCAACATTAAGTCAGGTCGTTCTAAGTAATAACCTCCTCTTGGATTGTCCATGTTGCTAATCGGCTGAGTCCACGACTCGCCGACGATATCTCCCGCTTGCAGAGCGTCGTGCAGAATCTGCAAAACCTGATCGGGCTCGATGCTGCTGTCCAGTTCCTTAGCCTTTTTCTCAATTTCGGTCACGCTAATGCTTTCAGATTTATCGTATTTTTTAATCTCGCCGAGAATTGCTTTCTTTACTTCATCGGATGGAGACTTTGCTGCCTTGATTTCTCCAAGACGCGCGCTGACAGCTTCGCGGTCCAGGCGGTAATTATTCGATTCGTTTGGCGTCCAAGAAAGAAACTCCTTTTGCCATTCGCTAGTTGTTTTTTTGGACGGAGATTGAATCTTCTTTTTTTGCAGAGCGTCAAGAATTTCTTGCCGATTCTTGGGTTTATCTTTTCCTTTCTTTCCAACAAACTCCCCGCTCTTCTCCGAATGCAAATTGCCCTGGGCGTCTTCGATTGCCAGCTCCACATCAACTGGCAAGCTCTCCAGCGCAAGATTGGCGACCAGCACGCTTTCTTCCACGTCCTCGCATTCGGGCAGCGCACGCAGGAGCAACACCGCCCATTTGCGGACGGCTTCCTTGCTTTCCAGAAGTGCGGCTTGAGTTGTCACTACGCTGCCCTCACGATTCGTCGGGCAATCTCACGCGTCCGATCCGTAACTAGCGAGAACATCGCCTGCTTCGGATTGTCCTGCGCCTGCTGACCAGGCTGCGCCGGTCGCTGCTGTTGGCCTTGCGGCGGTTGCCCCGGCTGCTGATTCGATTGCGATCCTGCCCCAGATGGAGCGGCCGCTTGAGCCGCTTTGGTCCGCGTCTTTATGAGCGACTTCACCTGCACGTTGAACCGAATCCCATCGCCGAAGTTATATCGCACCAATGGCGTCAACACCTGCCGGATGAATAGCTGCAGCAATGCGTCGGCAATATGCTGCTGATTCGAGAGGAACGCCTCCAGCGGAATCCGCCGGCCGCTGTAGCCCGAGCCGCTTTCGGCAGCTTCCAGCAATTCGGGCGGCACGCCGATGCCGGACGTGATTTGATTCTTGAGGGCTTTCGCAGCGTTGAGCAACCCGTCGATGCCAGCCAGTGCCGAGGTCGGCAAGATCAAGTCGTAGAGATAATTCCCTGTTGAGTCACGTTTGGACGGCAGCACGACAGACCCGCCAGCCTTGTATTGTTCCACGATCTGCCGCATGATATCGCGGGCGAATCGACGGGGCCTGCCCTGAGAATCGAGCGTGGTATTCGCCGCCCCTGGATTCGGCCCCTGCAAGTCTTCATCGGGAGCGCGAGCGAGCGGCCCCTGATAGCCGAGCCGGTAGAGTGCCCCGTCGATCACCGTTTCCAGGCCGTCTTTGTAGGCCAAACGCCGCCACGGTCGCCATGCCGAGTAAAGCTGGCTGCGGCCATAGTGCGAGTTGTAACGCGGGCAATGCGGATACCACATCCCCTTCGCCGGCACGTTCACGCCAGCCATCCATAGATCGATCGGCACCGATGATCCTTCTACGTTCTTCACTCGCACGCCGACGGGCTTGAAATCTTGCGTGAGGAGATACGTGTCGAGCGGCCGGAACGTAACGCAGCCATGCCACTTGAGCGTGCCATCGCTCCTGTCGTAAATTTGTTCGGCTCCAATCCAGCCGTATTCGTCGGCTTGCTGCAAGAGCGGAACGCCGCGATCCCAGAACCGTTCACATTGTTCCTTGACGAATCGGCCTACCTTGTCATCCTGCGGGCAAATCGGCAAGCCCTGATCGGCTGCGGGCGAATCGTCAGGAGCATCGGGGTTCGGGCCGCCCCAGAATTCGGCCCCGGCGATGCCTCCCCGGAAGTAGTTCAAGGCTTGCGACACGTCGGGATGCGTTAACATCACCTCAGTGTCGATGCGCAGGCCCATGAACGGCATGCCCATCTGGTTGTACATCGACTCAACGGGGATCGCTGGGCGGTAGCCCTCGGTGAGTTGTCGCTGCAAGCCTTCGAGCGTGTGCTCCTGCTCAACCTGCTCTGGCGATGCAGGCGCTGGCTTGCCATTGGTGTTTTGGAGTGCGTTCATAGTGGTGGGTTAATCCCCGTCTGAAGCTGGAGCGTAGCCTCATCATCCGGCTGCGTAAACGGCGACTGGATGCCCACGGCAGGCAACGCCGCCCCTGCCGAGATATGCGCCGCCAGATTCGGCGCGGTCGGTGCGAGTTGCACCCGCGGCGGAGCGGCCAGAGTGTACCACAAGGACCATACCGCGTGCCACACCGGAACGCCGGAATAGTTGCCAACGATCTTGTTATAAGCGACTTGCGGCTGTCTGTCATCTGGAATCAGCGGCACCGTACCGACCAGCTTTGCCGCCGGGATTGGCACCTGGAACCCAGCTCGCATCGCCTGGCCGAACAAATGAAACCAGTAGCGAGAGTGCCCCATACGTTGCACGATATCCGCGAACTGGTCTCTCGACTGCAGGTTGACGCCTCGCCCCGTCAGCGTATCGATATTGGCGTCTGTGATGGCACAACTCGCCAACGTATCCGCTAGATTATCGATCTGCGGCAAACGGCGATGCGTGACGATGCCGGAATCGAGATAATTCGCCAGCGTTACGTCGTAGTAAATCCACGTTGATCGCGGATCGGAGCACCACGGTATGAGGATATTCCGTTCGAGCGTCAGGCCGGCACGGTCGGTATCCGATACGCCGGCCTGGAAGCTACCGTTTATCGGCAAGCCCGCTGCGACGTTTTCGTTTTGGAAGAGTGCGAACGGCATAGATTATCCTCCAAAATCTACGATTACGTCCTGTCTCGCTTCCAGTGCGTTCCGCGTCCAGCCTTGCGATCCGACCATGCCTTGCGGCGAATTAGTTCCTGATTGCATCGATATCGCCCATAGATTCTGCCCCTGAGCCGTCGTCTCCGGAACTTTCTTCCACAGCCCCGACGCCAGCAGAATTTCGCTGAACATGGTGATAAGCCGATACGAAGCCGAAAACGTTATCGTCTTGGAATCGAGATACAATCCCTCGCGAAAATTGAAGTCAAGCAGGAAGGCTTTCCGCGAACTGACAACTCCTCGCGATTGCGCGGCGAGTGCGGTACCAAACGGCGCGGCGATGCCAGCGGGGGTTATCAATGCCAACACAGCGGTCGCGACGTTAGAATTTTGGGCACTTGCCGGAGCTGGCACCAGGCCATGCCTGGACTGAAACATCCGATGCCGGAGCAACGCCAGGAACGCTGTCCAGGCAGATCGTCGCGGCCTGTCTTTACGCACAACGTAAGTCACGTTCAGCGTACACATCCAGTTGCACAATCCCATGCCGGACTTGGCCGGGCGTGTCTCGAAACTGCCGTGCGCAATCGTAACATCGGGGGGCAGGTTCATGTAGGGCAGTTCTTCTGCCTCGAAACTCCATTCCATCGTCCGCTTGTCGCGTGATACCGGGAACTCTCGCCGCGTCACGCGATATCGCGTCAAGTCGATGCTCGCCGCGATTTGATCCATGTACTGTTCGCGGAAGTTGTCCACCGTGCGAATTACCGTGCGATTGCCTTGCGTGATGCGAGTTAGAGGGATTTCGAGCGTGCCCTTGATCGAAAGCGTGCTGTAGCCATCCTCGTTGTAGGTTACGCTCGTCTCTTCGTTGAATTGCAGTATCGGACTCCCGCCGCGAACCACTACCGCCGTAATTTCCGGGATGCGTGTCGTGACAGACCACTTGACCTTCGCCGACAGACCGCCGCCGAGCGGTTGGAACTCGATTAATTCCGGGATCGGCCCCCATGCCACATCGCGGATTGGACTGCCTATACCATTGACTACGAGGTCGCAGCCTCGTCCCGCGTAGATGAGCACTCCGGCCTGAGCGGTCAAGAGTTGCCGCATGAGGAACGTCGTGGGGGCAATGCTCTGAAATTGAGTGGGCAACGTTCCTTCCGGACCGAAAGTGACATAGCCGTCCGCAGTGATCTTGTATTCCACGTATTTCGTGGTTCGGTTGGCAGCATCTTGCACGATCTTTCCGGAAACTTGTGTCTCGAACAACGATGAAAATATGCAGCCATTGTATGCGAGTGTGCCGATATCTGGCAGCACAGATGGTCCGGTCGTGAAGTTTGGCATAGGTGACACCTTTTCTTTTTTGGTTTTTTCGCGACCGAAAAGTTTCGTTCCGAACAGACACGCAAGTAGTCCGATCAACATGCCAAAAAAGTCTCGTCGATCCATTTTAACCTATCCTTCGTTGGGGTAGGCAATACCCTGGCCCGCATTCAGACCGGGAATGCTGGCACTTGTAAAGATCAAATCAGTCGGGTCTTGCGCGACGGTCAAAGCCTCATTGCGCTGCAAGCCGAGCAACTGACTGGCCGCATCCGCAATCGTAGCGAGCGGCAACGCCAGCGAAGTGATCGCCTCGACAATCGGTTCTCCTGCGGTCACGGCAGCCTCCAGTGTTTCGACGATCTTCGTTACCAGCGGCATGATCTTCAGCAAGATTTTTATTTTAATGTCCTCGAACTTTTGTTGCAAGTCGCCTTGAGCCTGGAGATAGCGGGCCAGTTCCGGGCCGACTTCCTGAGCACGTCGCATATCGCCCAGCGTCTGCTTGATCTCAGACAACGCTTGAGCCTGGGCGATCTCCGGACTGAACTCACCGTACCGCGTTGCGGTCGCGTTGACCGCATCCATGAATTTGCCGAGCGATGATGTTGCCTCCCCGACTACAGAACCGAAAATGCCGAGCGCCGGGCTGATATAGAAGAGCTTGTCGCTGATCGCCTTGGTGCCTTCGCCGATGTTCCCGACCATCTTTGCTGGGTTAGCGTCCGGGTCCGCCGCCATCGTCGCCAAGTTGCCGAGCCCGCGAACGGCGGACATCGCACCGTCGCGGACAGCTTGCAGGGCCACGACGACTGCGACAACGGCCGCAGCGGGGCCGGCAGCGGCGGCTATGCCCGCTGCTCCTGCTCCAGCAGCGGCTTCGCCCCCGGCCGCCGCCTCACCGGCCCCGGCAGCAGCCTCTGGAACGGCAGGTGCGGCTTCTACGGGTGCGGCCTTCGCTATCGGCGCGGTGTCGCCGGCTCCTGCGGGAGCGTGAACGGCGGTAGGAATTTCTGGCGGTGCGGCCTTCGCTGTCGGTGGCATGGCGTCGCCAGACCCGGCAGGAGCGTGAACAGCGGTAGGGATTTGAGGGGCTTCGGGCGTGACTGCCTTCGGCGTGGGAGCTTCGGGCGTTGCCGCCTTCTCTTTGCCCAGGATCGATTCCGGTTGCTCTTGCGGCTGGGGCTTTTCCGCTTCGGGCTTACGCTCGCGGCCCATGATCGAATCGGGACGCTGAACGCGGTCCGGTTGTTTTTCCTTTGCCGCAACAGGGTCAGGCTGGACTTCTGTATCGCGACGTACAGCAGTTTCCCGAGCCGGCGTTTTCGGTTGCAATTCTTTTTCGGCAGGAGGTTCAGGCTTTGTTTCTTTCGCCGGGGGAGTTTCAACCTTCGGAGTTTCAACCTTCGGAGTTTCTGGCCGTACCGTTTTGGGCGGAGCTTCCGTCTTGTTCAGCTTGTGCGTGTAGTTTTCCGCTTCTTGCTGCGTCGGAAACGTTTCAACGCCTTCATCGCCGCCTAACGGACCATGTTTTTGGCGGTTGAATACGCCGTACTCATTGCCGATCTTTTTGACGTAGTGATCGACGCCGGCGGCTTCGGCTTCTTTGTTGTTTTGGGGGGCAGGAGCGAATTCTTTCGGGGCAGCAACCTCGGGCTTCGCAACCTCGGGCTTCGCAACCTCGGGCTTCGCAACCTCGGGCTTCGCAACCTCGGGCACTGGGGATTCGGGCTTTGCCGCTTTTCTTTTAGCGGCTTCCTCTTTGTTGCTAAAATATTCGCCAGTTCGGATATCTATGTTTTCATCTGGCAGGTCACCTAACTTTATCCCCTGTCGTTTCGTTTCATGTTTCATCCAATCGGGCACATCTTCGGACTTCGCCACTTCCGGTGTGATGGCTTCGGGCTTCGCGACCTCCGGTGTGATGGCTTCGGGCTTCTTATACGCCGCGGTGATTACCTCTTCCACGCTGCCGAAAGTCCGCGTTGCCGTCGCCATTACCTTGGCCAGCATCGCGTCCGCTTCTTTTTGCGTCTGGCCCAACGCTCGCAGCGCAGCGTTAGCCTCATCCATGATCGGCTTGGACTGGATCGGTACGGGTTGAGCCGTTGGCTCTGGCTGGACTGTCTTAGCGGGCTGCGCAGTCGGCTCTGGATGCTGTGTCGCTGCGGGCTGAATCGTCTTATCTGGCTGTTCAGTAGACTCTGGATGCTGCGTTGCTTCCGGCTGCAACGTGGAAGCCGGCTGCAACGTCTTTGTTGGCTGTTCCGTTGCTTCCGGCTGCGCTGTTGGAAAAGGCTGGTTTGTCTTATCAGGTTGCTTCGTTGCTTCGGGCTGAACAACTATGGGCGATTGCACCGCCGTATCGACGGCGCTCGCGGTGTCTTGTGCTTTCTGACTCTCGGCTTCGGCCGCTGCCGGGACCGCCTGCGGCAACGACTCGACGTAGTTTCGCTTCTCGGCTTCGACTCGCGCTGACGATTTCGGCTCTGGCTTCGCAGCCTGGAACGCTGCGTACAAGTCGAGTGCGGCACCTACCAACGTGCCGAACGTGCCGCCCAGCGTGCCGCGCATTTTCTGCGCGATGTCGAGTGTTACGTCGAAAGCGCTCTTGGTTTGTTCGGCACTCCCGTAGATGCCGTCATAGACCGCTTTTATTTGCTCCTTGCGGATTTCCGCTTCGCGCATCTTGCGGGCTTCGTCTTGGATCGTTGGCTTGGCTTTGATTTCTGCTTTCTCTTGCGGCTTCGCTTCCGGCTCTGGCGGCCGCATGGTTCGATAGGCGGCATCGACCTGGGCCTTGCGATCTTCCGATTCAATTCGCTTGCGGGCTTCCGCGTTCGGGTCGAATTGCTTCTCGGGTTTTTCAGCGCGCTCCGCGCGCTCCGTGCTCTCCGCGCGCGGCGATGCCGGGTTGTTTGCTGGGTTGACTTCGCTCGGCGTGACTCGAGATGGCGACGGCTGCGACTCGGCAGGCCGCGCCGCCGGTTGCGTTGGGTCGCGACGTGATTCGGGAGGGGAGGCAGGAACGGGGGGCGTCTGGCGAGTTGCTGGCGGCGGCGCGGGACGTTCGGGGGGCGATGCGGGGTCGGCGGATTCGTTTCCGCCGCCCGCGTCTTGGACTACGATTTTAAGAGTTACGTCATCAGCCATCACGGGAATCCGTATAATAAGCGAGACGGAAAGCGATCTCACTCGCTAACCGTCTCTCACCACAACGCGTTTTCTTTGGGGTTACGCATCATGGCTAAGACTCATTCTATCGAACCATTTCCCAGCGACATCGACCGTGACTATTTTGGAGCGTGGCTATCTGGATTCACTGATGGAGAAGGCTGCTTCCATCTTGCTTATGTTGAAAGCAATCATACCCCGCAAATTGTGTTTCAACTCTCTTTGCGAGCCGATGATTTTTCAATCTTAAACCTCGTTCGATCATACTTCCAATGCGGGAATCTCAGAGGAGGCTACGATAGAAAACGTCCAGAACACAAGCCTTCATTTACTTTTAGAGTAGCTAAAATGATTCATGTTCGAGACGTTGTCGTAAAGCACTTCGATACGTTTCCTCTTCTCGCTAAGAAAAAACGCGATTTTATCATCTGGAAAAAAGCAGTTGAGCTGGCTTCCGAAGTGGCACAACGGCCTATCTACTATCCAGGCGGCCAGCAAAGAGGAAGAAAGCGGCGGTGGACTGAAAAAGAACTCCTATATTTCAAAGAACTGCTGACGTCTCTAAAGAACGTTCGGAAATATCAAAGTGATTTTCCGATCTTGCCAGAAACGCCGATTGTCAAAACTTCGTACCAGAACTTATTCTAAGTAGTAGTGAATGGCACGATAATATTTCCCGATCCGACCGTGGCGCTGTAGGGCAAGAGAACCATTTCGATCGGCATCGTTCGCATCTGCGAGGTCATCATGAATTCGGTCGTCTGGCCCGGTGCGAGGCCGGCAGTCAAAGCAGTCAGCGTCTGCGGCATCGTCGGTGGGTTGCCGAGAATGGCCGTCAGGAGCAAAGTCTTACAATAATTGCTCCATCGGTCGCCGATGGCGGTCAACTGCGGAGTGAGCGTGGTGTTCGCTCCGCTCTGGCCGAACATCTGCAAGAGAGTGAGCAAGCCGGTCTTGTTGAACTCGACGCCCTTCAAGCGAAGCCGCCAATTCATCCCTTGCCAGATCGCCTCGACGAGCGTTTTCGCATATGCATCCGTGGCGTTGATCTCCTGGCCTTGATGTTGGCAAGAGACGACAAAGCCAGAATCGTCCTGGGTTCCTAGTGGAAGCGCATTCCAAAGGCCGAGGAACGGTCCCGAAATTGGCAATACGAGTGCTGCGGCAATAAGTCACCCCTCTTTTATTCAATCAGAGAATCGCTTTTCGGTATTCTATCACTACACCTGAGCAATTTCCATCGTGTCCTCATACTGCTTCAACAACTCCGCCGCATCAACCGTCGCCAAACATTTCGGACACGTCACGGCACGCACGTCGTTGGAATGCATGCACATAAAAACTTCCTGCCCCTTGTGCTGCGGGTTCACACTGTTCTGCGTCGGGTTGCAAGCGATCCTCGCCTTTGAAACCGTCGCCTGCCCGCTTCCGCGGCGGAGCTGTGGATGTCCCTGGATTTTGATCGGGTATGCGTCCCCCTTATCGGCCTGATCGACAAGCCGAGCGAGTGGTTTGAGGCTGTCCGCTGGTAGCTTGGACGCATCGTAGACATCCTCTTGCAGCCAGTGAATCAGCACCCGCCCCGACTTGTCGGGCAGCATCTTGACGTTCAAAATCATCTGCGGATCGCCTCCAACGCTTTTCTGTGGGCCGTGGTCGCCTTGCACATCGGGCAAGTGATGCTGCGGCATTCGTCTGTCCGAAAGATCGGTCTGCCAATCTCGCGGCTCTGAGCGAAATCCTCAAGCCCCGGCATACAGGCCAGAAACTGCCGGCCATATTTCGGGATGACCAGGAAGTGAATCAGCGTCACCTCGCTGCCATCGGCCAGGATAATCGTTTCGAGGGTCATCCGTATGGCCCCACCGCCAACGTTTGCGGCTGAAGTCTGCGGGCACCGTCGAACCGCATCTCGCAGATAATCCCGATATCCGATGCATCGGGAGCCGCCCCAAACCACTCGCCGCCGACTAATTGCGGCTTGTCTCTGCCGGTGTATCCGGCCGGCTCAATGAACCCATAAACGCTGCCCGAGGGCGTCCAGGCTGCGATGTTGTCGTTCGCGCTAGGGGGCGTCTGCCCGGGAACCACCGTCATCGACCAATTCATATGCAGGAACGCTCTTAGCTGTTCCATGCGAGCGTTGAAGCTCGGCTGCCCCTTCGTTGCCGTTCGCGCCAGCTTGCTCGCCAGGAGGGCGTTGCCGATGCGGTCAAGAGGCACACTGACTCGCATGGTCAGCGTCACGGCGAACGCGAAATATTCGTCAAGGTTCCTGCGGGCTTTGCTCTGGCTTGTCCCCTCGTGGATCGCAACGTAAATATTCCCGCAACTTACGGGCGGGTGCCCATCGTCTTGGATGTCGCACAAGCTCTCGCTGCCGTAGCCGAACGGCTGGGCACGGATGGCGTCACGAATTCCAAACAAGAGCGCGTCGATCATTTTTGTTCCAACTCTTCCGCTTCACAAACCGATCCAACTGCACCGACGCCTGTTTGATCGGCACGCCCAGCACGCCGACAATTTGCACGAACAGTGTGTAAGCCCCGACAGGATGGCAACTGTCGGGATTGACCTTGAGCGGAGCGGTCGCTAGCCCGCTCACGCTCTGGGGGATCAGGGCTTGCAGCCATGCGGCCCTGACTTCTCGCGCCATCGATTCCGGCAAGCCTTCGCCTAGCTTTTGAAAGAGGATAACCAGTTCGCGGCGATCGTCTTTCGTGTCGAAGGTGTCGAATTGGATGCTCATTTTACACCTTGTGCGTACCTTCGACTCCGCGGGCGATTCTGGCCTTCGTTCGGCGTTGCAGGCATTCAAGAGCCGCTCGCAAATGATCGAGTGCTTCTTGGTTGTCATTGCACGCATAAGGCCCTCGCTGGAATCCTTCCAGGCGATCGATGTCGATTGCGACAAGGTCCTCGCATTGGACGCCGTTCACGCCGTTTCCGTCCACGTTGATCGGACCGTTTTGGAAATAAATCTCGGCAAGAACTTCTCCTTGCGGCTTATCTTCGCCCTCTGAAACGGCACGCACGATGTGGTACTTATGGCACGCACCGCCGCTTCCAGGATCATCGGTTGCCGACGTTCTCAGGTTAGCAGATTTGCCTTCAACGGCGTAAATCAATTCTCGCATTATTTTCTCATAGCTCCTAATCCGGCAAGTTCGCATCCATCCGCTTGTTTCGCCACGCCGTCCCCGCCTTTTGTACGGCATCCTCGCCGTACCCGGCATCGCGGCACAACTGCATGTATCCCGCCGTGTCGAGCTTGCCGCATATCGTCGGCTCGTGCAGCATCTCCCACGCTTTCTTGACCGTCAATCCCGAGAAGAGCAGCTCTTCGCGGAACGCTCCGGCCCCGAATTCGGTCACTGGGAAAAGTTGATCCGCTCCGAATCCCCCGTACTCTCCGGCGCAGATGAAGGCGTTTCTTTTTTGGACCCGGTAAAATTTCGCAGCACTTCCTTCTGAGCAGCGATCTCATTAAGAAACGCCTCCGCCTCCGCGCGGCTCAGGTCAGGGGGCGAACCGCCCAACCGCTGGTACGCGGTGTTGACGACGGATTGCACGAAGTCGAGACGGACCTGGCCGTATTCCTCGATCTTGGAATTCGGCAAGATCCCTTCGCCCTTGTCGTTCAGTTCCAGATGACTCCACATGATCGTCTGCCAGGCGTCGTAGACCGCGATCACGTCCACCTCGAACGGGGCATCATCGTCGCCGAATTGAAATTTGGCGATGCCACGGCGGGAGATTCGCACCACGCCGTTAGCGGAAGGGACAGTTTTGGTCAGCAAGTCGCTCATAAATTCCTCAATAAATGCAAAAGAATATCGATCATTCCGGTTCGGCCGCTTTCTGAGAGATCATCCCACCATGATTGCGGCCACGTGGATGGCATCGGCCACAAACGCCGTTGCGGGATGCGGCTCGTGCCTTCGTGGTGAGCCTTCGCATGCTTGCGGTTCGTTCCTACGATCACCTCGCCGCTTCCCACCTTGAATACCTGATCCTCAACCGACGGCGGCGAGGACGGAGCGTATGCGGATTCAACGCCTGGCGACAAGCTATTGAGCAAGAGGCCGGTATCGCGAAGTATCTGGGCCGGCGCATCGCCATACTCTCCGATCAGCGTCTTAGCACCTTCATCTTTCAGGATGATCCACGCCCGCGCCGGGCCAACGATCCGCATCAACTGCCACCAGCGCTTACGTTGCTTGACTGTCAGCATGAAGCTGGGGGCGAAACTTGCGCGGTTCGGGGATCCTTTCACGTTTTTCGGCACGCCCGGATGCCGCCGGCTGTACGCTACCGTGGACTTCGCCAGCGGCGGCCATCGCAAGCCAGCTTCGTCCGTTCCGCCCGCGGCCTTGACAATAAACGCTTTTTTGATATTCGCCAGTGCCGTCAGGCCGAGCCGTACCTGCATCTGGCCTTGAGCTTCGCCCGCATCGCCACCATGCCCACTCGCTACCGCAACGGCTTTGGCGATCAGCTTGCGGAGTTGAGCCCGCGTGCCGCGGAAGTTTATGACGTTCTCGGCCATCTTAACGTAGCCCTAACAGCTTATACCGAATCGTCGCTGCCACCTGAGCCGGCAGACCCGGCGCCGCCGATGATCCGCCCGTCAAGATCGATTTGCCGACGAAACGAACCCGACCCGCCAACGGCATTGCGTTCGATCCATTTGTCTGAGGCGTCGGAAATTGGCCGACTGCTCGCTGCTGAAAAGCATTGTTGCCAACGCCGCCCCCGGAAAGAACAAAGGTAACTGTCGCCTGAGCGTTCTGGAAGATGCACCACGCGATATCGACCCAGACGCCATCGCCCATGTCTTGCTGCATCACGACATAAGCGTTTAGCTGACCGGTCAGGCTTTGCGGTTTCAACGTGACGACAGCGACGATCGCTTGACCGTAGGTGACGGATACCGGATCTTGCCCGTCGATGGCCGTCCCGCTGTACAAGTCGGCCTCGGTCGAGGTCAGCGGCACGCTCGAGGCATACGTTAGCCCGTCCGTGGTTGCAATCGGGGTGATATTTGCATATGTCGGCATGGATGCTCACCTACTAGGCCGCCGAGAATTTCGCATTGATGATATTGGCGCCGGTGATGCCCGTAACAACAATCGTCATCGCATTGCCGGGAGTGTTGACCACTCCGCCTTCCGGCAAGTTGAGCTTTTGCACCGTGCCGACGCTGCCGGCTGCCGCGATCAGGAATTCCGAAGCTAGTTTCGTGCCGGCGGTCGTTCCATCGTAAATGTCCACTCGGCAACCTGGATAACCTCCGGCCATGACTGACACTTCGCAAAAGGTCAGAGCCCAGGCCCGGTTCGCTTGGGCCGCTTGCGTCAAGGTGTTGACACCGCTCGAAACCTGCGAAGAATTGAAGATCGTCGCCTGAGCCAAGAAGGCATCCTGCCAACTCGAATCGACGGCGGCGGCCATGTTGATCTGGACGGAACCGCTCGTGCGAGTGAAGACAACCTTGATCGCGAGCAAGTTCTTGACGGCGGTGAACCAGTTGCCGTTCGCGGTCGTCGTCGATACCGCCGTGCCGGAAGCGAACGGCGTCACGGACAAAGCGAAGAAGTTAAGGCCATCCACGGAGCCGAAGAAGCTCACGGTGCCGACCCATGAGCCGGAAACGCCGATGCCGACATTGGACTGGCCGCCGCAATAGATCGCCAGCGACATGCCGTCAGCGTTGAGGACTTCGCGAGTTAGTTGAGCCATGATTGTTTTTCCTTTTTACGCAACGCACGAACTAAAACTCAAAAAGAAACGCAGACTGCCAATCTATCGATTGCGGATATTGGGTCGTCGTCGGCTCACTGATATTCGGCTCAACTCTGACCACTCGATCTGTGTAGGTGTGGTCAACAGTAACGTTCGAGAACGCTGGCCAGCCGCTGGTCCGCGTGCCGATATCTTCGATGTTGAGCTCACTATTCTTGACAGCTTTTAACTCTTCCATCGCCTCTTCGTAGGCCGACTCGATTTGCACCGGAGCCGCCCGAAAGAGCCGAGTGCCGACCCACCTCGCCGCTATCGTCGTCGCCCAGGCGTTCACGCTCCAACTGTTCACGAGGTCCGAATCGTTGTAGCGGTTGCAGCAGTATAGTTTCACTCTGGCCGTTGCGTACTTAGTTGCCTTTACCAAGAGGCCGGCGAGCCAGACGTTCACGCCGTTGTCGATGGCGATTGCGCCGCTGTTCACTTGCGTTGTCAGCGGCACTACGGTCAAGCTGGTTGCCCCTGCTACGGATGCGGCGTTCAAGACCGCTGTGATCGGCGTGTCCATCGACGCATCGCTGAAAACCAGATTCGTGCCACGCAATAGCGGGTATTGCAAGGCACTTACGCTTATCGTTGACGCTCCGATGATCGCGTCGGCGGTTGTTGCTACTTGCTGGCCGCTGGCTTGATTTTGGTCGTCGAGGCGTAGCTGGGCGGCTTCGATGCCAAGCTGGTCATAAATATCTTGAGGACTACAATACAAGTTAGGCAACGTAACCGGCATCACTATCCTCGGAGTCAATCATGCGTCATCGTCGTACCAACAAAGAACTAGCTGATTATCTCGACTCATTGATCGGGACCACCTTTACATTTCTGACCGTAGAGTCTGTTGCTAGGACTTCGCGGGAAGCCAGAGTTTTTTGCCGCTGTAAATGCGGTAAAACTCGCATCGCAAGACTTCGCGACATTACTACTGGCCGCATTAAAAGCTGCGGCTGCTTTCGTTTCACTAAGCCAGAAACAAAAGCATGTTACCGCTGCAAAAAAGTACTCCCCTATACTAGCGAATTCTTCGGCAATGACGCAAACGCTTACTTCAAACTCAAACCGGCTTGCAAAAAATGCACAACTCAAGAGACAAGGATTTACGTCGATAGACTTCGATTAGAAATCCTTACTCACTACAGTAACGGCTCTCTTTCGTGTGCTTGCTGCGGCATAACTGAGTTTATTTTCCTGTGCTTGGATCACATCAACAACAACGGCTATGAAGAAAAAAAAGCAGGATACTCAGGCCCATCTTTGCTAATGAAAATCAAGCGTGAAAACTTTCCTCCTGGTTATCAAGTTCTCTGCTACAACTGCAACATGGCAAAAGCGTTGGCCCCCGGTCGTATCTGTCCTCATAAGACAAAATACCGATAGGTAAAAACCATCAATAAATGACAGAAGCCGGAGCAATCGCGCGCGGAATGTACAATAGGGGAATTGCATTAAGCACGCCAAGTATACTGACAGCCGATGGCTGCGTGGTATATTCCTTCCACGCATAGTACCCGCCACGGAATACGAGTGGAGTCCCCGGATTCTCGCACACGTACTCGCCGCCGTGATAGAGCTGGACCCACTCCGAGTTCGGCTCGGTGCAGAAAATCGCCATGGTGTCAGGCACGACTTTGGCCAGTGTCGCTCCCGAGGGAGCCGTGCTGTAGCTGGGGTCGATGTCCGTGTTGAGGGCCAGCACATCATCGCAGATGTGCCAGCGGACGTTCGGGAGGGCTCGCAGCTTGCCGGCGTAGTAGACGCCTGGTGCCCCGTCCATGAACCGTTCCGGCTCGCGGTCCCACTCGGCGTACACCGTGTTAGACACACCGCCCTGATTGCGGATTTGCGTGTTCAGCAAGATCGTCTGCCAGGTCAGGCTGTTGACGATGACGTCGGTCATCGCGTAGCCGGATAGCTGGACGTAAGCCGCCGTGATCGCGGCGATGTCGTTCAGGATTGGTGCCCCGGTGTTCGCCCAACTCGTGCCGATAATGGGGCCGGTGCCGAGCATGTTGAGCTGGTTCTTGTTGCCGGCGGGAATCTGGAAATTGATCTGCGTGCCGATGGTCGGCGCCGTGAACTGAGGATACCAGTCATCACCGCTGATCGAGAAGTAAAGCGAATCGCGGGCCATGCCCGTGGCCATCATCTCGACCGCGTTGGAAAACTGCCGCGCCATGCTCCCCTCCTGGCGCGTCAGGTAGTCTTGCCCGGCGGAGTCGATCACGCTGTTGGGGCCGAGCAGCTTGCTCAGGTTGCCGAGGAACTCCGCTTCGAGGTCGATCTTT